TATGCTGTTATTGGTATGATACCCCATACCCTGTATACTCGTATCCCAGCCATTGCCACAGGATACCCTATTTTCAACCAATTTATAGGAATAGTGCTAACAAGCAATAGGGTGCGGGTATACGGGTGTCAATATTAGCACTTTAATTGATTTATCCATAGATTTACGCTGTTTTCTATGTCTGATAACCTCTATTATGTTTAGGGGTATCTGGATATAGGGTGAAGGGGATTTGGTGTGCCTGGATACCCCCGGCATCCTGTGGGATTTGGGGGTACCCCGTGCAGCCGCGAGCACCAACACCTACATATTTTGTGATCATGTGTAGAAGTGGTTGTACCACGCCACGCGATTGCGCCCCCGGCTGCACAGGCTGCTTAGATGCCTCGGCTCCCTGTATACCTGTTCCATGTGCTTCTTGGATACATAATGTCCCCGATTACCCTGTATACGGGTTCCCTATGCAACAGGATGCCCCATTACCGCCTTGTCTCCCCTGTATACCTGTATACGGAAGCCTTGATACCCTGTATACTCCTGTTTCCCGTATACCGGAGAGTTGTCCCCTTATGGGCGGTATTTGAGATTGAAATTTTTTGGATTTGGAATTTACAAAACCGATCAAAAAATTTTTCAAAATTTTTAAGCCATAGTTTCCGTGATCGTGGTACTTATTTGCTGTTACAGTGGTATCCATTTGCATTGTTTTCATTTTCTGGTGTATAATCAGGTAACAGATTGGAGAAACAGACAATGGATACTGAGACAGTTACAGCGGTTGTGGTTCCTGAGATTACGCTGGTACCGAAGAAGAAGCGGGGCAACCCGAACATCCGGGACGTTGGCTTCAAGAAGGGTGATCCCCGGATCAACCGGAACGGGCGACCGCGCAAATCGGATGAGTTGCGCAAGGTATTGTTGGACAAGCTGGATGCGGTTGCCTTGGACAAGAACGGCGGGCCGCTTCTTAGGGACGGGGTGCCGGTAACGAATCTGGAGATGCTGCTTGAGAAGATGCTGAAAGACCCGCGTTCCTTTAAGGAGGTGCTGGATCGGGCTTACGGTAAGGTGCGCGATGAGATCGAGATTAACGGGAGCATGGCACACACAGCTTCCTCGGTTGACCTTGGTTCCCTTGGGCTGGATCGGGAGACGCAACGCAAGATTCTGGACGCTATGCGCCGAAAGAATGCTGATGAATGATATTGCACACATACCGCTGACCGAGGATGAGGTTACGCGATCCCTGTGTTTGTGCAGTTTTTTCGATTTTGTTGTTGAGTTTTGGGATACCGTGATTCCGGAGAAACCGATTTTCAACTGGCACATCAAATACCTGTGCGACATGTTTCAGGCTGATGCGGAACGGGTGTTTTCCGGGCTGCCGAAATTGTACGATACGATAGTCAACATCCCGCCCGGTACTACGAAATCTACGATTCTTTCGATTATGGCTCCTGCGTGGATACATGCGCGGCGACCGGATATGCGGGTGCTTTGTGCATCCCATACCCAGAAACTGACGTTTGAGTTTGGCCGCAAGTGCCGCATGATCGAGGAATCCCCGAAATACAGGCGGCTGTTTCCAGATACCATCCCGTCCGAGGATCAATGGGAAAAGAGTTTTTTCATGCTGACCGCCGGTGGTGGCCGGATTGGTGCTACGGTGGGCGGTCAGAGTCCTACAGGCTTCCATGCCCACTTTATCCTGGTTGATGACCCGCTTGACCCGCAACAGGCCAAGAAGGTGTCCGAAATCGAGATAAACACCGCCAACAATTTCATGACTGAGACGGTGAGTACCCGTAAAGTGGATAAGGAAGTTACGGTAACATGGCTGATCATGCAGCGGTTACACCAAAATGACCCGTCCGGGTTCCTGTTGGGTCGGGCCGGGAAACTGATACGGCATATCTGCCTTCCTGCGGAGAAAAGCAGCAAGGTATGTCCCATGTCCGTTCGGAAACATTACAAGAATGGGCTGCTTGACCCCGTCCGGTTGTCAAAGCGGGCGTTGGACGAGGCAAAGGTGGATTTGGGCGAATTTGGCTATTCAGGGCAGTATCGCCAATCACCGGTGCCCAGGGGCGGCGGCATGTTCAAGGTTACGAAACTCATCCAAGACACGCCGCGTCCGCTTTCAGATCGTGGCTGGACGCTTTGCAGGGCGTGGGACAAGGCCGGGACTGAGGGGGCGGGTGCATACACGGTCGGGTTCCTTATGGGCCGCTACAGGGCTCCAGGGTTCCCGGTTGACGGTTCTGAAGACCAGTGGTGGATACTGGACGTGGTACGGGTGCAGCAGGACTCTGGAACCAGGGAAAAGACAATCAAGATGATCGCCAAGATGGACGGGAAACAGACTGAGATCGGGATTGAACAGGAACCAGGTGCAGGTGGCAAGGAATCCGCGCAGGCGACCCTGAAACGGCTGGCCGGATACAAGGTGCGGCTGGTTCCCGCCGTGGGCAGCAAGGAGGATCGCGCCGATAGTTGGTCGGTGATGGTCAATCAGGGCGAATTTTACATAGCACCGGGCGAATGGAACCGGGCACTCATAGACGAATTGCAGTATTTCCCGTATTCACGATACAAGGATCAGACGGATGCGGGCGCATTGGCATACACAATTTTATCAGAACCAATCGTAGTTGTTGGAGCAAATTAACGGCATCGCGCCGATAGGAGATGGATTATGGTAACGAAGAAGAAACCCACAGTAAACTCGGAGGACAGGGCGATAATGGAGATGATCCTGAACACCGCCATGACAACCCGCGCCGATTTGCTGAATAAGTTGTTTGACCCGCGCCGAGACATCAATGCCGAATGCGGATACCCGGTAACGATAAGTAATGAACAGTACCGTGCCATGTATGACAGGGAACTCGGTCGCCGTGTGGTGGATATTTACCCGGAGGAAACATGGGAAAAATCGCCTGACATCTACGAGGACGAGAACCTGAATGTTGAAACTGAGTTTGAAAAGGCGTTTAATGCGCTTGAGGACGAGCATAGTTTACTCCACTACATGCAGCGGGCGGATGCGCTTTCCGGGGTCGGTCATTATGGGATTATTCTGTGGGGCATTGATGACGGGCTTGATCTGAACAAGCCTGTTGCTGGTTCCGAAACTTGGAAATCCGCTACAGGGAAGCCAAGCACCGGAGAAATGAAGAAACATAACCTTACCTATATCCGGGTGTTGGATGAAAGCCTTGCCAAAGTATGTACCTACAACAGCGACGCGAAAAGCCCGCGTTATGGGCAGCCTGAAACATACACCATCACACTGGCCGATCCGTCCCTGGCTTCCATATCCGGTGTTGCGAGTCAACCGGGCGGCACACAAACAACCGTACATTGGACACGGGTAACGCATATTGCGGATAACCGGAAAACCTCCGAGGTGTTTGGTAGCCCTCGTATGGAGCCTGTCTGGAACCGGCTTTATGACTTGGTGAAGGTTCTTGGTGGTGCTGGTGAGATGTTCTGGAAAGGCGGTAATCCCGGCATTTCACTGGAAACACAGCCCGGACTTGAGAACGCACGGTTGGACGCCGATGCTACCGAAACGGCTATGTATAAGTATATGAATGGGTTACAGAAGTATATCGCATTGACTGGTATGTCGGCCAAGTCACTGGCCCCCAATATCACTGATCCGATGTCTTTTTTCAAGACACAGGTGGAGGCCATCTGCGTTACCATTGGTGTTCCCTTCCGCGTGTTTATGGGCATTGAAGAGGGTGTTGTGTCCGGTTCCCAGGCAACAAACGCATGGAACCGCCGCCTTGATAACCGGAAAAACCGGTACGTTACGCCGATGGTCATTAAGCCCATATTGCAACGGCTTACAGAACTTGGTGTGTTGCCGCAGATTGCGGTTCCCTATGGTTGGAAAATCGTGTGGCCGGACATTAGCAACCCGTCAGTAATGGAAAAGGCCGAGGTGGCGATTAAGCGTACTGATTCACTGGTGAAGTATGTTTCCGGCGGCGTGGATTCCGTAATGGCTCCGCTTGAGTTCCTTACACTTATTTGCGGGTTTAATGACAGTGAAGCCAAGTCCATCATAGAGGCGGTTAAAAAGCACATAGATGACGTAGAAGACGATGAAACCGTTCCGGGGCACTTCCACCCCAAGGATGATGGAAAAACGCCCCCAGAGGCCACAGAGGATGCTGACGGTGATGCTACAGAGCCTGATGACCAGAACAAGGATGCCGAATAATGGAATACGCAGTCGCATTGAAAAAGTTGCTGGAAATCGAGGGCAGCCCGACAAACTACGCTTGGGATTCTGGCGGTAGGACGGCATACGGTATTGCTGAAGCCTATTGGCCGCAATACTGGAAAAACGGCACACCAACACTTGCAACGGCACGGGTGTTCTATAAAAAGGAATTTTGGGTGCCGCTTCGCCTTGACAGCATCAATTCCGGGCGGCTTAGGTATGAGATGTTTGATGCTGGTGTGAATTGCGGGATTGGAAATGCGGTTCGGTTTGCCCAGGATGCCTACAACCTGCTTAAACTGGATTCTTGGAAACCGTTAAAGGTTGACGGGGAGATCGGCCCGAAGACAATCAGGGCACTGAACCAGATGACCGCGCTCTACGAGGATTCTATGCTGGCCGGGTGCAACTTCTTTCAGGCTGATTATTATGCGTCACTGAACTCTACACTACGCGGTCATGCTTTACGC